GGAGGTGACCCGTCGTGGCCGGTTGAACCTGCACAAGTTCGACGAGAAACTGCGCGCCCAGTTGGAGAGCTACCTGGTGCATATCGGCATCCTGCAGGAAAAGCAGACACTGTCGGCACAGGCGGACTTGGCCGGGGAGCATAGCGAACTGGTAGACGAGCGCAATTGAGCAAGGTGAGCAACGCAAGCACCTGGGCGCTGGCTTGTCGGCAGTTTGGCAGTGACGAGCCGGCGATAGAGGCGGCCCTGACCGATCCGGAACGCGACGCCCTGGCTGCGCTTGGTGAGATGCGCGCCGTGAAACAGCACAAACTGGATCTCCGCTATGTGCTGTGCCCCTACTGCCAGTTGCACCGTGGCCAGGTAGTTCAAATCAGCGGCGGCCTGGCCTGCCAATGTCCAGACTGCGGGACGGTGTCGGTGGATGCTGCCGATCGACAAGCGTGGCTTTTCGATGCTGAATGGCTGATTCGCAAACTGCGCGGCGCGCTGAGCATCCCGGCCCAGCAGGGCGTGGTGTCCGTGGTCGCCGGCATGTGGCGATTGGGGACATTTCAACGCCGCCCCGTCATGCTGGCGCGCAGTCTGGACATGCTGCTACGACAGCCGGCGCTGATTGCGCGCACGCGTGGTGCAGCGGTGCCATGGTTGATCACGCCGAAACCGATGCGGGATATTGACCATGACCCGCTTGCTGGCGCTGCCGTTTGGCTACCGCTGGAGGAGCGATTCACCTTGTACGGCGGCAACCTCAGTTTTACGGAACCGGGGGCAGAGCCGGATAGCGATGCACAGACCAATACGACTGAGGCGGTGAACGGTCCGTTTTCGGCGGACTTCCGGTGGGTGCATCTGCCCGGGGAGTCGTCGCCGATCGCTGTGTCCGAAGCGCAGGCCTCGGTATTCCGTGCCTTCTGGCATTTTGCGGGTCAGGAGCAGGAAGCCCACAACGTGATGGGACGGGCCGGACTAACTAGCGACAAGCCCATTGATGTGTTCAAGGTCAAGGCCAAAAACAAGGACGACCCCAAATACGAAGGGCCGCTGCGCGCCTACAAGGCATTGATCAATACCAATCAGCGCGCAGGCACCTATGTCATGCCCTGCGCAGCGCCAGTGAAATCCTGATTTAACAAACCTCCATCACAAAACGGCGGGCCATTGCGGCTCGCCGTTTTCGTTTTTGCGGTCACTGGCGAACCCGAACTTCCGGATCAGTTCGCCAGCCGGTTCCTTAACAGTTCGCCACCCAAATTTTTCAATAGCAGCGTTGTTCCTCACCTAACTGAAAGGGGTACCAATGCTGCAATCAACATCAGCAAATCGCGGTCTGTCAGCCACTTTGGCGACGTCTGCAAGCGTGGCACCGCACGAGCGGCGTGTGCTCTCTGAAACCGAACTAGCACAGCGCTGGGGCGTGAGTCCGAAGACGCTGCAGCGTTGGCGCTCCGAAGGACGTGGCCCGCACTATCTCAAGCTCTCCAAGCGGGTGACCTATCCGCTGGATGTGGTGACCGAGTACGAGCACAGCGCGCTGCACGTCTCGACATCCGAACGCGCAGCCAAGTGAGGGAGATGACTATGACCGACATAACCATCTTCCCCGCCGACATCGCCGAGATGTCCGTAAGTCAATTGGCGGCGCTTTCTCCGGCCCAGAAGCAGGAAATCAATCACAACCTCGACACCGCCATCGATTGGCTGAAGAAGGCGCGCGCCAAGTTCGATGCCGCCATGGAGCAATCCTATGGCGAGCAGGCACGCGCCGCTCGACTCGAGGCTGGCAAGGATTTCGGCGCCGTCCACTTCACCGACGGTCCGCTGCGAATCACCTTCGATGTCCCCAAACGCGTGACGTGGGATCAAGCCGCACTGGCCGATTTCGCACAACGCATCGCTGCCACCGGCGACAAGGTTGGCGACTTCATCGACATCGATTACTCGATTTCTGAGTCCCGCTTCAACGCCTGGCCCACGACCTTGAAGGAAACCTTCGTCAAGGCTCGCACCATGAAACCCGGCAAAGCCAGTTACCGCCTCGCCCTCGCACAGGAGAACCTCGCATGAAAACCTCAACCCTGCATCAGACCCTTCAGGCCAAGCTCGGCGGCTTCGTCGGCGAGCACCTCAGCACCAGCATCCGCTACGAGGACCGCTACGGCAACACCGTCGAGAAGCCCTTGCTGGACGCTACTCTCGACGAGGTCGCGTTCGCGATTCAGTCCCTGTGCCGCGAAAGCTCGGCGATTCATCGTCGTCGCAGTGCCCTCGAAGCGCTTTACACACTGGCCCGTGAGCACACCTACCAAGGCGCCGAAACCGTTGGCGAAATCGCCGTGGGGGTGACGAAATGAACCAGCTCGTCGCATTCAATTTTGAGTCAAGCAATGTGCGCGTGTGCATGGCTGACAACGGCGAACCGATGTTCGTCGCAGCCGACGTGCTGTCTACCCTGAACCTTGATCGCAAAGCACTGGAGCGCCTCGACGATGACGAAAAGGGGGTGAATTCAATTCACACCCCTGGCGGGTCGCAGGACATGACCGTGGTGAACGAGTCAGGCCTCTTCAACCTAGTGCTGGGCAGCCGCAAGCCCGAAGCCAAACGTTTCAAGCGCTGGGTCACCCACGAGGTGCTGCCCTCCATCCGCAAGACTGGGTCGTATGCGTCAGTTGGCCCAGTTGCCGCATTGCCCGCGCCGACGCAGGACAAGGTCAACGCCATCCTGTCCATCGGCGAGGCCATTGCTCGCGTACCCGGCGTGAAACCCGGCATCGCCATGGCGGCGGCGCTGACCGTGATCCATGAGAACACGGGTCTGGCGGTTGATTCCCTGCGCAAGGTGCTGCCTGCGGCCAATGAGCCGATCTGCAGTCTCAATCCCACCCAGGTCGGTGAACGGGTCGGCATGTCGGCACGCGCCATCAACACGCGGCTGCAGTCCCTGGGCTTTCAGTTCAAGAACGATCGCGATGAATGGGAGCTGACCGAGGCAGGCCAGCAGTGGGCAGAAGCGCTGCCGTTCTCGCGCAACGGGCATTCCGGTTACCAGATCCTCTGGAATCCGGCCGTGACCGATCTGATCCGCGAGGTGGCGTGATGGCACTGCCAATCATCTCCGCCGAAGAACGGCTCAAGGAACGCCACAGCGCCAAGGTTGCATTGGTTGGCCCGGCGGGAGTCGGCAAAACCTCCCAGCTCAAGACGCTGCCGACCAACACCACCCTGTTCGTGGACCTCGAGGCCGGCGACCTGTCGGTGCGCGACTGGACCGGTGACACGGTGCGTCCGCGCACTTGGCCCGAGTTCCGCGATCTGGTGGTGTTCCTGGCCGGACCCATGCCCACCGCTAGTGCCGACCAGGCGTTTTCGCAGGCGCACTTTGAGCACGTCTGCACCAGGTTCGGCGATCCGGCGCAGCTGGCCAAGTACGACACCTACTTCGTCGACAGCCTGACCGTGCTCTCGCGCTTGTGCTTTGCCTGGTGCAAGACCCAGCCGCAGGCCTTCAGCGAGAAAACCGGCAAGCCTGACAGCCGGGGTGCCTATGGCCAGTTGGGTCAGGAAATGATCGCGGCGCTCACGCACCTGCAGCATGTCCGCGATAAGCACGTCATCTACGTCGCCATCCTGGAAGAAAAGATGGATGACTTCAACCGGCGCTTCTACCAGCTGCAACTGGAAGGCAGCAAGACCGCGCTCGAGTTGCCCGGCGTGCTCGATGAGGTCGTGACGCTGGCCATCTTGAAAGCCGACGACGGTACCAACTACCGGGGTTTTGTCACCCGCGCCGACAACCCGTTCGGTTACCCCAGCAAGGACCGCAGTGGTCGGCTGGACGCCATTGAGGAGCCACACCTCGGAAAACTCATCGCCAAGTGCCTGGGCCAACAACCGGCCCCGGTCGCACCCGTACTGCTGACCCCATCAATCAAGGACCCATCATGAACGCCAATACAGCCAGCAACTGGAACGATTTCAATGACGCCGAAGCCCAGCATAGTGCCTTCGATCTGATCCCCAAGGGCACGATCGTGCCGCTGCGCATGACCATCAAGCCCGGTGGCCATGACGACCACAGTCAGGGTTGGACCGGCGGCTATGCCACCGAGTCCTTCGATACCGGCGCGGTGTACCTCGCCTGCGAGTTCGTCGTGACCGGCGGTCCGTTTGCCAAACGCAAGATGTGGTCGAACGTGGGGCTGCACTCGAAGAAGGGGCCGACCTGGGGCCAGATGGGGCGCAGCTTCGTCCGTGCCGCGCTCAATAGCTCGCGTAATGTCCATCCGCAGGACAACACGCCACAGGCGGCGGCCGCGCGCCGGATCAACAGCTTTGCCGATCTGGACGGCATCGAATTCATCGCACGGGTCGATGTGGAAAAGGACGCCAAGGGTGAAGACCGCAATGTGGTGAAGATCGCCATCGAACCGGACCACAAGGATTACGCGGCATTGATGGGCGGCGTGCCCAAGGGTCCGACGGGTGGCGGAAATTCCGGCGCACCAGCACAAGCGTCCCCGGCATTCGCCGCACCGGCGCGCGCAGCCCAACCTTCCGCGACCGGCAAACCGTCGTGGGCACAGTAATGAAAGCCCGCCATGAAATGCTGGGTCTGCTCACGTCAGGCGCGCGGCTACGGCCATACGGAAAACCGGCACCGGGTGGGCGACCCCCGGCGCTATCCGATCGACTGGGTGTTTTGCTCACGCCGCTGCCAGGACGCGTTTCACAAGATGTACGGGTCCTGGACCCGTGCGCTGGACCAGGGTCTGCCACCGGAGGCCGCCATGGTTGATGCCACGCCCCTGGAAAAAGCCGCGATGCGCATGTGTCTCAAGTTCTTCGGTGAAGCGGCGGCCGCCATCGGTTTTGACAAGCCCCTCGGGGCTTACTCCGAAGCAGAGGCGCTGTCCGTGATCGAAGCCATCGTCACGGCCTATGTGGACGAGATGGCCGCGCAGCATGAACGCACCAAGTATCCGCCAGTGCGCATGCCCGGTACGACGCCCGTCAACGATCCCATCCGCGAATCGCTACCACCCGCGCAGGAGAACCCGTTCGCGGACATGGAGGATGACCTGCCATGGGAGACCACGCCATGATCGATTTCAATTCATCGGCCAGTCTCTCGGGGCGGCTGCAGGAACTGTTCGACATTGCACTGGAAGCCGAACGGGATGCCACTCCGCCGCGCGAGTACCTGGGCGCGTCGCGCCTGGGCGCAGCCTGCGAGCGGCAGCTCCAGTACGAGTACGCCAAGGCACCCGTGGATCACGGCAAAGGTTTCTCCGGCCGTCTGCTGCGCATCTTCGAACGCGGCCACCGCACCGAGGACATGGTGATCCGCTGGTTGCGCATGGCGGGTTTCCAACTCAAGACCGAGGACGCCAATGGCCACCAGTTCGGATTTTCGGTGGCCGGTGGTCGCCTGCGTGGCCACGTCGATGGCGTGCTGATCTCTGGACCGGATGGCTTTGCCTACCCATCGCTGTGGGAGAACAAATGCCTTGGTGCCAAGTCCTGGCGCGATGTCGAGAAACACAAGCTGGCGGTATCCAAGCCCGTCTATGCAGCGCAGATCGCGCTGTACCAGAGCTACCTCGAATTGCACGAGCATCCAGCGATCTTCACCGCCGTCAACGCCGACACGATGGAGATCTACGCCGAACTGATTCCGTTTGACGCGTCGCTGGCGCAGCGCATGTCCGATCGCGCCGCCCGCGTGATCACGGCCAGTGAGGCCGGTGATCTGCTGCCGCGCTCGTTCACCGATTCCACCCATTTCGAATGCAAGTTCTGCGCGTGGGCAGATCGTTGCTGGAGGACCACCCCATGAAAACCACCTCACCCCAGCCCTCTGTGGTCAGGGAGCCGTTCGTCGATGCGCGCGAAGCGGCCTACACCATGAATCTGCCGATGTACTACATGACCAATGCACGCCAGCGCACCAAATTGCGTGTCCCGTACTACCGCATTGGTCGCATGATTCGATTCAAGCTCTCGGAACTCGCTGACTGGCAACGCCTGCATGGCAGTGTCGCCCCCGCTACGCACGCCTCGGGAAGCGAGGTGTCCGATGAGTGAGCACGGAACCCATGATCCATTGGATTTCAATGACTGCACTGCGCCAGTAGAACCCAATCGCAGTGTCGAACGCGATGAGACGCGCACAGCCTTGTTGGCGCGGCTCGAATCCGTCCTGTTCACGCTCTTTCCCGCCGGAAAAGTTCGACGCGGAAAATTCCACATTGGTGACATTCTGGGCCGCCCGGGCGACAGCCTGGAGATCGTCCTCGATGGGGAGAAAGGCGGTCTGTGGACGGATCGCGCCACGGGCGATGGTGGCGACATCTTCGATCTGCTGGCGCTGCAGATGTCTGTCGATGTGCGCGCCGATTTTGCGCAGGTGCTTCAGTACGTCTGCGAACTGACCGGTCGCGCCAGCCCTGCGGCGGCACGCAAAGCCAAACGCGAAGCCCCGGTGGACGACCTCGGCCAGGCTACTGCCAAGTGGGATTACCTGGATGCCAACGGCGCCTTGATCGCCGTGGTGTACCGGTACGACCCGCCCGGCCGGCGCAAGGAGTTTCGGCCTTGGGATGCCAAGCGCCGCAAGATGGCGCCACCCAATCCGCGACCGCTGTACCACCAGCCTGGCATCGTGGCTGCACACCAGATTGTTCTGGTCGAGGGTGAAAAGTGCGCGCAGGCACTGATCGACTTGGGCATTTGCGCCACCACAGCCATGCACGGTGCCAATGCGCCGGTCGACAAGACCGACTGGTCGCCACTGGAAGGCAAGGTCGTGCTGATCTGGCCGGACCGTGACAAGCCGGGCTGGGAATATGCCGACCGCGCATCTCAAGCGATCTTGGTCTCCGGCGCTGAGTCCGTTGCCATCCTGTATCCGCCTGCGGAAAAACCAGATGGGTGGGATGCGGCTGACGCGATAGCCGAGGGTTTCGACGTTCAGGGATTTTTGAAGGCCGGCGATCGCGTTCCGGTCACAGTGCAGAGTGACGCGCCGATCGAGGACAAACTGGTCGAAGGGATTGACTGGACAACCGAAGACGGTTTGGCCACTGCCTTCACCCGCCGCTACGGTGAGGACTGGCGTTACTGCGCCCAGTGGGGCAAGTGGCTGGTGTGGACTGGGATTCGCTGGAATCCGGACCAGTTGCTCTATATCCAGCACTTGTCGCGCAACATTTGCCGGGCAGCTTCCTTCAAAGCAGAGACGTCACGTCTGCGTGTTCGGCTGGCCAGTTCGTCCACCATCAGCGCCGTGGAGCGCATCGCACGCAGCGACCCCAAGCATGCATCAATGGCGGATCAGTGGGATGCCGATGTCTGGCTGCTGAACACGCCCGGTGGCGTCGTGAATCTGCGCAGCGGTGTCATGCGCACGCATGACCGTGCCGACCGGATGACCAAGGTTTGTACTGCTGTGCCGCAAGGAGACTGCCCGATCTGGCGTGGATTCCTGTCGGATGTGACCGGTGGCGATGCGGAACTGATGGTCTATCTGCAGCGCATGGTGGGCTATTGCCTGACCGGGGTGACCAGCGAGCACGCACTGTTCTTCCTCTATGGCACGGGTGCCAATGGCAAGTCGGTGTTTGTGAATGTGATTGCCACCATCTTGGGCGACTACGCCGCCAACGCCCCCATGGACACGTTCATGGAAACCCGCTCGGACCGGCACCCGACCGATCTGGCCGGCCTGCGTGGAGCGCGCTTCGTCGCCTCGATTGAAACCGAGCAGGGGCGGCGCTGGAACGAGTCCAAGATCAAGACCATCACGGGGGGCGACAAGGTCTCCGCGCGCTTCATGCGCCAGGATTTCTTCGACTACACGCCGCACTTCAAGCTGGTCATTGCCGGCAACCACAAACCTTCGATTCGCAATGTGGACGAGGCCATGAAGCGGCGTCTGCACCTGATTCCGTTCACGGTGACGATTCCGCCGGAGCGACGCGACGGCAAGCTCACCGAGAAGTTGCTGCAGGAACGCGATGGCATTCTGGCCTGGGCACTGGAAGGTTGTCTGCTGTGGCAGCAGTCCGGCCTGAAGCAGCCGCAAAGCGTCATGGATGCGACCGATGAATATTTCGAGGCCGAGGACGCCATGGGGCGCTGGATTGAGGACCGCTGCGTTCAGCACGGCAACGCCAAGGCATTGACGTTTGAGTTGTTCAATGACTGGAAGCAGTGGGCGGAATCCAACGGCGAGTTCCTGGGCTCCATGCGCCGGTTCTCGGACGCGCTTCTGACGCGTCGTTTCGAGAAGTGGCGCAACGGTTCAGGCATGCGCGGCTTCGTCGGCATTGGCCTCAAAGAACCGACCAGCATCCCCCGCTCAAGCTACCCCTACAACGATAACTGAGGGACAGATCATGGAAACAATTTCACACGGCAGCCACGGTCTGACACATCCGACAACCCAGAACATTAACTTGCTACACGTGCGCGCGTGCGCACCTATAGAGAAGTTACGTTGTCCCGAGTCCGATGCGTCAGACAGCGTCGACGCAGTTCCCGAATCAGCCATGTGCGCGGGTGGTGTTCCGACCATCCTTGCAATTGATCTTGGCACCACGACCGGCTGGGCCGTGCGCCCACGTGATCAGCAAATCGCACATGGTTTTGTCAGCCTGAAACCGCAACGGTTTGAGGGTGGCGGCATGCGCTACCTGCGATTCAAACGCTGGCTGTCGGAAATCCAGTCGATGGCGAACGACATTCACGCGGTGTATTTCGAGGAGGTTCGTCGTCATGCAGGCGTCGATGCCGCTCATGTCTATGGCGGTTTGATGGCCACGCTCACCACCTGGTGCGAGCACCGCAACATCCCCTACCAGGGTGTGCCGGTCGGCACGATCAAGAAGCACGCAACCGGCAAGGGTAATGCGGATAAGGCCGAGGTCATTGCCGCCATGCGTGCCAAAGGCCATCCGGTGACGGATGACAACGAAGCCGACGCCCTGGCCTTACTGCACTGGGCCATCGAAACACAGGAGGGATGATATGAAAACACCACAAGCTCAGTACCCATCGCCCCTGGGACGCATGCAAGGCGAACACATTGATCTGGACGCCGTGAAGCAGCGTGGCTGGCAAGAGCAGGACATTTTGGTTGTGTCAGAGGCAGACGAGCGGCTTGGCACGATCGAGCGGCAACTCATTCGCATCATCGGAGAGCGTCTGTACGGGAGGACTCGCCATGGCTAGAAATCCCGCTGTCTTGTCTGTCGAGGATGTTGCCGCACGTTTTCATGAGGCGGTGGTCACGGGTCGCCGTCTGCCGCCGGTACGCGTCAAAGGCTATTTCAACCTTTGGCCACCGATCGTGCGCCAGGAATGGGAGCGCTTTGCCGACCAGGAACGCGTCATTCGGTTTCCACCTTCCCCTGCAGACGTTGATCAGATGCTTGAGGTCATGGGGTGGGTGCAGTGGCTCGAAGTGGAGAGTCGGCATCTGGTCTGGATGCGTGCCGACAACTATGACTGGAACGAAATTGGCAGGCGTTTCGGGTGCTGCCGCACGACGGCCTGGCGGCGTTGGAAGCTGTCGATTCAGATCGTCGTCGAGCAGTTGAATGCGAATGCGTGAATTGGCGGCATTTGGCGTGCATACACGGCGCAATTGCTTGCCCTGCGTGTGTTTGCGGCGAAAGCGTCCCTTTGACCGTGCAACACATTGGGGTGTTTTGGGCTACTATTTCAGCTATCTTCTGGACAGTCGTGTGAGCAGTGCCAAGTGGCATCGCAGCACGACTGGCCGACACCATAAACCCGCTCTGAGCATTGTGCTTTCAGCGGGTTTTTTCATTTCCGGATACCCATGAGCGCGCTGCAGATTCACTACCGACCCATCGACTCGTTGATCCCGTATGCCCGCAACGCCAAGCAGCATTCGGATGCGCAAGTGGCGCAGATCGCCGCCAGCATCCGCGAGTTTGGATGGGGCGCACCGATTCTGGTGGATGGTCAGAACAATGTGATTGCAGGCCATGGCCGTTTGCTGGCCGCCAGAAAACTTGGTCTGCAGGAAGTGCCGGTTGTTCCGCTTGAACATCTGACCGATACCCAGCGCCGGGCACTGATCCTGGCCGACAACAAAATCGGTGAAAACGCCTCATGGGAAGATGAACTGCTCGGCATCGAATTGGCTGAATTGAAAGAGGCTGGCTTCGACCTTGGTCTGACAGGCTTTTCGCCTGAAGAGTGGGAAGCGTTGATTGCTGGAGAAAATGCCACTGACGGTCTCACCGACGATGATGCCGTTCCCGAGGTCACCGAAACGCCTATTTCCAGAACCGGCGATGTGTGGCTTCTGGGCGAGCACAAACTGCTGTGTGGCGATGCCACCAAGTCCGAGGACTACCAGACGCTGCTCGGTGACGAACTGGTCGACATGACCTTCACCGATCCGCCGTACAACGTGAATTACGCCAACACCGCAAAAGACAAGATGCGCGGCACAAACCGTCCCATCCTGAACGACAACTTGGGTGATGGCTTCGGGGCGTTTCTCGTTGCCGCCTGCCAGAACATTCTGACCGTCACAAAGGGTGCGGTCTACATCGCCATGAGTTCATCTGAACTCGATACCCTGCAGTCGGCCTTCCGTACTGCTGGTGGGAAATGGTCAACGTTCATCATCTGGGCCAAGAACACTTTTACGCTGGGCCGTGCCGATTACCAGCGCCAATATGAGCCGATTCTGTATGGCTGGCGCGATGGCACCGATCACTTCTGGTGTGGTGCCCGCGATCAGGGCGACGTCTGGAACATCAAGAAGCCGCAGAAAAATGACCTGCACCCGACGATGAAGCCGGTGGAACTGGTGGAACGTGCCGTGCGCAACAGCAGCAAGACCCAGGACATTGTTCTCGACCCCTTTGGCGGTTCTGGATCAACACTGATCGCCTGCGAAAAAACTGGACGTCGCGCACGACTGATCGAGCTCGATCCGCAGTATGTCGATGTGATCGTGCGTCGCTGGCAGGACTACACCGGACAAGCAGCAAAACGCGACAGTGATGGCGCGACATTCGGACTTCCGTCCGAGATAGATCAACCGGCGATCGTGTAAATCCGCTCGCTGCCTTGTTCCTTGCTTGAGGTGATTTCCAGTCCGAGTTTCTTCTTGAACGCGCCGGCAAATGTGCCGCGCACCGTATGTGCCTGCCACCCCGTTGCAGCGCAAATTTGCGCGATGGTCGCGCCATCGGGACGCTTGAGCATTGCGATCACCTGGGCTTGCTTGCTGTTCTCGCGCGTGCGTGGTTTGACGGCCGTGGCTGACTCGATAACCGCGTCGATGGCCTCGGCGCTGACCGGTGCCTTGCGTGGGATACCGAGCGTGTCGTAACCCTCGGCCGCGATGAACCAGTCCTTCTGGTCTGTGGTGATGAGGGCGCGATTGACGAGTCCTGCGAGGACCTTGTTGCGCGCACCGCCTTTGATGTTCTCTGGAAACCAGACGATCTTGCCGTCGGTGTGCTGATGAGCATAGGACAGGATGGCGTGCTGGGCGGGTGTGAGTTGGGTGGTCATGTGGATCTCCTGAAATTCAGACGTTGTGGATTTGCTTGGCGCGATCGAAGCCGACCCAGTCGCCTTGGTCATTGAGACCGCGCGAGGCAAGTTCTTCGCGGGCCAGTCGGTTGAGGTCGAGTTCGCCCCTCGCCGCAGCGGCAAGCACTTTGGTCAGTGCGATTTGGATGAAGCCAACTTCATCGACGGTGAATTCGTTGCTGGTGTAGGACATGGTTTTGGTTCCTCTGGGTGGTTGATGGTGTTCGTATGAACGCTTCATTCCCGCGAGAAGCCAAGCGGAATCTCCCAGTAAATCGTTTCTTTTTTGAATCAGTTGGAAATCCACCGCAGATGCCTCGAAGCGCGCCAACTCCTTGTCGGTACCCGGGTTGTTCAGCCGTGCTGGCTGTGCCCGGCTACTGCGAGACACACCGGTCCGTCATCCACCGTGACTACGGCCGAAAACGTCGCAGCTTCGATGCCGAAGTCGGCTTCTATCAGTCGCGCGATTGGCGAGCTGTGCGTGCCGCGCACCTGACCACACACCCGTTGTGTGTGACCTGTGAGGCCGCCGGTCGCGTTGTTCCGGCCAAGGTTGTGGATCACGTTCAACCGATCAAGGAAGGTGGCGCACGCTTTGATGCTGCCAACCTGCAGTCGTTGTGCGTGTCCTGCCACAACGCCAAGACCGCGCGTGAAAGCGCACGACGCAGGCCCATACCCCGGTAGGGGGGGTGAATTCTTTGGCATCGCGTTCGAGCGATGCGTGCGCCCAGTCAGATTTTTATGCGTGCAAATTGAAACAGGGGGGACTCCCCCAGGATGGAATCGTTATGGCCGGTCGCAAACCGCTGCCCACCACAGTCAAGCAAATCAAAGGCACGCTGCAGAAATGCCGGACCAACTT